CTTACGTGACCAGTATGACCAAGAAGTACTTGGCTACCTCGCTGGTTACAAGCAGTCTGCACTGCACACAGCCGCTGGCACAGTCAATGATCAAGTCAACGGTACTAAGGCAGTAACAACTGCTGGTTCTGATGAGTTGTTGGCTTCTATGAAGCTGGACGCTTCTGACTTCAACGTAACTGGTGGAGATGCTGGTGAAGCACTTCCAATCGTTCCTCGCCTACCGGGTGCGGACGCAGTTGCTACAACTTCTGCTTCTCCTCTGCAGGCTATCGCTCGTATGGGCCGTCTGTTAGATCAGCAGTTTGTTGACACTTCAGGCCGTTGGATTGTAATTGACCCAATCTACGCTGAAATGTTGAAAGACGAAAGCTCTAACCTGTTCAACTCTGACTTCGGTGGTTCCGGTCTTCAGAATGGTCTCGTTATTAACAACTTGCATGGTTTCCGTGTATATGTTTCTAACAACCTTCCTGCGGTAGGTACTGGTGCGGCAGTTGCATCTACAACTCCACAAGCTACCAACTACGGTGTTATCGTAGCTGGTCACGACTCAGCCGTTGCTACTGCTCAGCAGATCAACAAGACTGAGACTTACCGTGATCCAGACAGCTTTGCGGACATCGTTCGTGGTATGCATTTGTACGGTCGCAAGATCCTTCGTCCAGAGTCACTCGTAACTTTACGTTACCAAACTGGCTATTAATAGGAGGATTTTATTATGGCATTATCACCAACAGCACGTGGTGTAGCACAAGTCGTTGAGGCTGTGGTTACACTTCCTGTAGCTAACGCTGGAACAGCAGATGCAATCACTGTACCAGCAGGCACAGTTGTCATCGGAGCGGGTCTAGAGATTCTAGGCGCACCCGGAGACGTAACTGCTTACACTGTAGACCTTCAGCTTGAGACTGATACTACCGTTATCGCTAACGATTTGAACTTGGATGCGGCTACAGCCAACACTAAGTTCTACGGAGCAGACGGTACCTCAGTAACTGCCGCTGAAGACGTTCTTCAGGTAGTTGCTACCGTAGACGGCTCACCAACCGCTGTCGAAGCTCGTGTATTCGCTATCGTCGTAGACGTTAACGACATGGGTCAGGCAGACGAAGTTGCACGAGATCAGATCTAAGCAACACTAAGTCTGGGGGCTTCGGCCCCCTTTCTTTCCTCCAAGGTGTTTAATATAAATGGCTACATATCTAGACATTACAAATGAATTGCTTCGCAGACTGAATGAGGTCACTATTGACCAAGCAGATTTTGCTACAGTTCGTAATGTACAGGCTCTTGCCAAAGACTCTGTTAACTCTTCTGTCCGTAAGATTATTCAATCTGCACAGGAGTGGCCTTTTACATTAACTACTGAAGAACAGACACTAACTGCTGGAACTGGAACATATGATTTCCCAGCGGACATGTCATCTGTAGACTGGGAATCATTCTACATTAAACAACTAGCTGACAAGAGCAATCAGCCTCGTCGGCTAGCTGTAATACCATACGCTGAATACTTAGATACGTACCGTCCCGGTGATGACACAGGTGACAGTGGATCAGGCATTGGTGTCCCACTGCGTGTGTATCAGACACAAGAAGAGAAGTTTGGTGTCACACCAACTCCAGATGATGCATACGTTATTGAATATAAGTACTGGACATTCCCTACATCAATGAGCACATTTGACGATGTCTGCGTTATTCCAGATCGCTTCATTCACGTTGTGATTGACGGTGCGATGATGTACATGATGCGCTTCCGCTCTAACGAACAAAGTGCCGCAATTCATCAGAATGATTTTGTTGAAGGCATCAAGATGATGCGCCGTGTACTTGTAGATGATAATCTATCTTTACGCTCCACTTACAATCCACGCACAGTATTTAACGCCTATCTCCCAACACGGGTGTTGTAGTGGCTGACCAGTTACAGATCTTCAAGGTATCTTGTGAAGGTGGGTTAGACACTAATCGTGATCTACTCTCTCAACCGGAGAGACAGCCGGGAAGTGCAGTACGATTAATTAACTATGAGCCATCTATTGCAGGTGGCTATCGTCGTCTTAGTGGCTATCAAAACTCATATCCCAGCTTACCCGGAACAGGTAAGGTGTTAGGCGTATGCGTAGCGAATGGCATTCACGATGGCATCTTTGCATGTAGAGAACCCTCCTCTGGGAATAACTATTTACATCACTGGGACACTGCAACTGAAGCTTGGCTAACTGTTACAACTACTGGTTCACCTACAATGACAGGTGTTAACAAAGTACGGATGTTCAGGTATAATTGGTCAGAGCCACGAATAGTACTTACAGATGGTGTTAACCCTGCGGCATACTATAATGGCACAGCGTACACACAGATAACTCACGCCAACGCTCCTACCAATCCTAAATATGCAACAGAGTTTAAGTCGCACATTTTCTTTGGTGGTGATTCTTCAGACCCTTTTGTAGTTCATTTTTCTGCTCCTTTTAACGAAACAGACTTTTCTCCTGCAAATGGTGCAGGTACTATTAATGTAGGTTTTGAAGTCGTACAGCTTAAAAAGTTCAGAGACGAGTTGTACATCTTCGGCACTAACAACATTAAGAAGCTGGCAGGAAATACTATTGCTGACTTTGTTCTAGTTGAAGTGACGGATGATATTGGGTGCATGGCATCTGATTCTGTGATTGAGCTTGGTGGCGATCTTTTGTTCATGGGACCAGATGGATTGCGCCCAGTTTCAGGTACTGATCGTATTGGTGACGTAGAACTAGAAACTGTGTCTAAGGCGATACAGAATATTGTAACTGACGTTCAGCTACAAGAAGACTTAGATAACCTTGATGCGGTAGTGATTCGCAGTAAGTCCCAGTTCAGAATGTTCTTTAGTGCGAGTGATGGCACGGGCATCATCGGGGCAATGCGCCAAAGACAAGATGGCGGAATGGGATTTGAGTTCGGTCAGATACTAGGCTTCTACGCTACGTGCGCTGACTCAGGTTACATCGGCCAGTACGAATATGTTATTCACGGCGATGCTGACGGTAAAGTGCATCGGCAAGAAACAGGCACTGACTTTGATGGGACTGAGATATTTAGTTTATTTCAAACTCCCTTTTACCACATGGGTGATCCTGAGTTACGCAAGAACTTCCTGAAGATTTCTACGTATCTCAGAGCAGAAGGCAACGTAGATATTGCGATGGGTGTTGTCTATGATTATGAAGAGCCAACTGTGACCAACCCATCTGACTTTAACCTGACCATCAGGGATACTGCGGCATACTATAACGAAACAGTCTATGACGGTGGTGCAGTATACAGCGGTAATCCATCCCCCGTAATCAAAACGCACATTTCCGGGTCTGGCACATCCGCTAGTATTAAATTTGTAACAAACGACACAAATGCGAGCCATAACATTCAGGGCTTTGTTTTGTTGTTCGGATTAGGAGATAGACGCTAATGTCTGGATACATCAGGCAATCATCAGCAGAGATTTTACCGGGAGCTACTGTAAAGGCGGCACCAATCAATGCTGAGTATAATGCACTACGTGATGCATTTAACGTCACGAGCGGACACAAGCACGATGGGTCAACAGGTGAAGGTGCATACATTGCACTTATTTCTGATTCAGACAACTACAACAAAGTAGTCGTTGATTCTGTTAATAATCGTGTTTCTATCTATGCAGAAGTTGGCGGTGCGGCAGTTGAACAGGTTCGTGTACAAGATGGTGCAATCGTTCCTGTCACTGATGATGACATTGATCTTGGTGCTCCGGGTGCTGAGTTCAAGAATATTTATATTGATGGTACAGCCAACATTGATTCGCTAGTATCTGCCGCAGTGACAATCACCGGCGGTACAATTGACGGCACAGTTATTGGTGCTACTACACCTGCTAACGGTACATTTACTGGCCTTACCGCTACTGGCTCAGTTGACTTAGGTTCTACTGTTAACATTGACGGTGGTACAATTGATGGAACACCAGTAGGGGATACCACACCAGCAACTGGTGACTTTACTACAGTTACTGCTGGCACTGTACTAGCCAATAATATTACTGCATCTGGTGGTCAGTTCACAGGTAACTTAGTAGGTGCTGTATCCGGAAATGTTTCAGGCACTTTGAGTGGCAACGTAGTCGCACTTTCAGGAGCTTCGACGTTTTTAGACGTAAATGTTCTTGGTAACTTGAACATGGTTTCCGGTACATCGGCAACAGTTACAGGACTCTCTACGCCAGTTAACGCAACAGATGCCGCAACTAAAGCATATGTAGATACCTCAGTATCTAACCTCGTAGATTCTGCCCCCGGAACATTAGATACTCTTAATGAACTGGCCGCCGCATTAGGTGATGACGCAAACTTTGCTAATACTGTAACTACGTCGATTGCCACTAAAGTTCCTTTAGACGGCACAGGAACAATGACTGGTTCCTTGGATTTAGGCGCTAATAAAATCCTTAACGTCGTAGATCCTACGGGTAGTCAGGATGCCGCAACTAAAGCATATGCCGATACTAAGTTAGCACTCACAGGTGGAACCTTGACAGGCTCCATTGATATGAGTGGCTCATACAAAGTAACTAATCTTGCTACCCCTTCTGCTAATGGCGACGCTACAAACAAATCGTATGTAGATGGAATCCTTGGTTCAGCAACATCTGCTGAAGCATCTGCCACTGCCGCCGCTACAAGTGAAACAAATGCCGCTAACAGTGCAGTAGCCGCCGCCAACTCAGCAACTAATGCCGCAGGTTCCGCAACACTTGCCGCTAATGCGTATGACGATTTTGACGATAGGTATTTAGGCGCAAAGTCCTCTGCTCCTTCTGTGGATAACGACGGTGACGCACTACAGACTGGTGCTCTTTACTTCAATACAACAGCAGGCTATTTAAATGTCTACGACGGAGCCTCGTGGAGCGAGATTCGTACACCAGTATCTGGCATCGCAGAAAAACAAACATATACAGCCACAGAAGGACAGACTAA